CCCCCCAATGTATTGGAATATTCGAATATTCGAATATACTTTGTTTATTTAGGTGGTGGTGTGAATTACGCAAAATTTAATGGAGGAACTTATAATTCGGGTACAATATCTGGAGCTTCTTTAATTATTCCAGCAAACCCCTACGACTACCACAATGATTTTGATGATAGCCAGAGTACTACTCTGGCGGTGGACGTAATTGTCTCAGTACTCTGGGTTACGTCTGGCGGTGATGTATACGTAAATGTTGGCACATTTACGTATACATCACCGCCAGACATTTGTCTTCTCAAAAACACGCCAGTGTTAATTACCAATAATAAATATGTCAATATACAAGACCTTGAAGTAGACGATGTCATCCAAGCACCTATTTCCAACAAGCAACACAAAATAAAACGCATTCTTCACAACACTCATAATTATCATCATTTAAATCCTTACAACGTTCCGTATAAAATTCCCAAGCACTTTTTTACATCGCTATACGAAGTTAAAACACCCACGCAAGATATTTACATCTCTGGTTTCCACGCCTTGTTATTTTCCGCCAATGATAATCAATATAAAATGCTTGATGCCAACCAGATCCAAGAGTTTTCACAAGTTCCCATCAAGGAGTTAAAAGAACTGGGTTATGTCAACGACAATGACGAGATTGATTATTACAATATCGAGCTTGATGATGTGGACGGGATGATTGTTGGGGGCGTTCCTGTAGAGACTGTGGGGCTAAAGACTTTATAACTTAAATTTTCTAATTAATTAGAAAATTTAAACTTTAATTATAAATGACAAGATATAAACTACCGGCAGGAATAGGTTATACAAGTAGTGGAATTCCGAAAATTTTCCACCAAATATGGATTGGGTCTGTTGTTCCTCCAGCATTAAAGCCAATAATGAGCACGTTTAAAAAAATGGAGGGGTACAAGTATAAATTATGGAAAAATAGAGATTTGACAGCTGAAAATTTTCCAATTACGTGGAAATACATTCAGTTTATCAAGTCGCAGAAAAAGGTTGTATTTGCTATGATAGCCGACTTAATGAGGTTGGAAATCCTTTACCACCATGGCGGAGTTTATATTGATACAACAGCCTTTGCCCTTAAGAATTTTGACGGGATATTGGAAAATAGTGCAAAATTTATAATGAGCAATGAAATGGACTGTGGTTTAAATTGTAAGAGTCGGAAAGGAAAATATATTTCAAATTCTTTTATTGCAAGTGTTCCACAATATAAAGTGTTGGAGAGATTATTGTCGGACAAGAAACTGAGTATGATTGATTTTAGTAGTCCCGCAAATGTGGCAACGGGTCCATACTATGTCAGAACCGGAATAACGCGGGCAAGCGATGTGAAAATGCTACCCACAAGTTTAATATATCCAGAAAATTCTATAGATAAATGTGTCTTTGAAGAAAGGTCTCAAGCACATCTTAAAAAGCTGAAGTATCTCAACGACAAAGTTTACTATTTGAAAATTCCTTGCACCACGAGTGACTATCCAAAAGCCTATATGGCAAAAAGCTGGATGATTGGGGGAACTTGGATTGAGAAATAACTTTATCCTGATACTCATAAACAGCGGTTCGACGATTTTAAGAAACAAACAGTTATTCCGTATTATTTTGACATAGTATCTGACGCATTAACTAAGTGGTGTACATTTAACCCATTGTCTCCACAGGGTATGTTGGTATTCGGTTTGATTACATCTATCTACTCTATGAAATTGTCAAAAACTTCGTTGTAAGTATTTTATTTTATTTTCTAATTAATTAGAAAATATTATTTTACAGAAAGTTCTACGAATAAAACGACATGAATTTCTCAACTTTCTCTTTCTTGTTGTCTGTCAGTGTTTTTACAACATCTGAGTTGATAATATATTTTCCATCGATTGTACGTTGTAAATTAATAAAATAACTCGGTTTATAATCCTTGGCAAGAATGAGTGTATTAAACCGTTTGAGAAGAAGTTCGCACTTACTTTTCACTTCACGAATTCCTTTAACAACTCTGTTATCTGTGTCGTTATTACACACCAGTTTATATACGTCGTCCTCAATCCACAACAATGCGGGGTCAATCTTGTAAGTTTTTAGAGTGTCGGGAATAATAAATTGTTTGGCAATATCTATCTTGTTCTGTAGTGTGTAATTTTCAAATGAAATAACTGGTCTTAGTCGGTCCTTAATCGGTCCGCGGATATGGTCAAGATCGTTGACAGAGATGATGAACCATATTTTGCTCAAGTCAATATTAAGGTTGGATAGATAATTATCTTTATATGTGGCGTTTTGAGTTGGATCGAGAATGTTGAGAAATACATTTTCTAGACTGGAATTCGTATTTGTTCTGGCCGTGTCAAAAATCTTGTCAAACTCGTCGAGGAAAATGATGCCGTTATCACAGCCCATATCGGCGATGGCATTGTAAATTTCTCCGGGGCGCGAACTCACATATGTTGATAGCGAGCCTGTTATTGAGTATGAATCGTTAATCGCCCCCAAGGAAATCTGGTAAAATTTATAACCAAGCATTTTAGCAAGGTTGCGCGCAGTATGAGTTTTTCCAACACCCGAAGCTCCCAGAAACACACTGATATTCCCAATGTCTGGATTTATCATTCGGCATATAACATTGTCTATTATTTCTTCTTTGGCCTTGTCTTGTCCGAAGAGAATGGTGTCTAAATTCTGCTTTATGCCGGTGGCTAGACCAGAATAATCGTTATTCACGTTAAAACAATCTTTATAATGAATGTTGTGTTTCGACTCGTTGATGATTTTTAAGCCATATTCAATGTATGACAAGATGTCGTGTTTTTCGTTAGTGTCGCATTTCTGGAGAGAGAACAACTTTCCTATCAACTTCTCACGATTACACTCACTTATCTTGGCAGTTTTAATTCTGTTCATAAGTTCCTTTTCATCGTCGACAAAAACGCTTTTTGTTTCGCTGTAATATTCCATAGTTTTTTTAATTTTCCTATTGATGTATATAAATTCATCTTGGTAGTATTGAAACATCTTGAGTTGGTCATAGAGAACTATCAACTCAGCTTTTTTCTCATCGGGAATTGGAGCAGTAATGATGTCCTCGAGCTTAACATATCCGCTTATTTGTATAGCGCGGATATTCTTGAGTTTTTCTTTGTAAAGATTTCTAACTTCTTCGCTTTTGTCCTTGTTAAAAATGTCTATGAAGTGGTTGTCCATTTTCTCGTAATGGTTGTGATGGTATAGATTGGAATTAACCAGACTATCTTCCTCATCATTGTTGCCCAAAAGCCTGTTTAGAATTTGTTTTTTAAACTCGTCATAATACTCATCATCTTCTATAAATGTGTTTTGTGAAGATACAGAATTTTCTTCGTCTGGGTCATAATCACTATCTTCATCTTCATCATCTTCGACCTTCGCCCGCTTACGACTTCTGAGATTATAAGCCATTTTATTCTACTTGACATTTTTAAATACTCAATCTTAGTTAATAATTCCAAGGAATATCAGTATCGGCACGAATAGCTCCCGCTTCGTGCCATACGATGGGTGGGTTAAAGGCCAGTGCTACAACACCTCCCTTATTTTCCAAGTTCTGGTATATCTGGTCAACATGGTTTCCGGCATCATCGTCAATAAGTTTCAACATCTTCTTAGCGCCTTTGAGAGAAAATGCATAACACCAGCTCCCACCAGCCCGCTCTGGAATAGAAATATGTTCAGATATCTCATTACACTCTCCATCGCACGGAGACCGTAAATCGTTTTTATATTTAACATAAGTGTCTTCGCCCGTAAACTGAGTCAGTGTACTAACGTGTTTGTTTGAACTTGTTTTATCAAATGATACATCACGATCTCCACATTTGCCTCCACAACCAACATACAACAAGTCCCACGTATTTTCATATTTAGTTTGTTTAATTTCCTTGATGCCCTCCATAAATTTGTTTTCGAAATTTCTACCAAGTTCAATATCGTCTTCACAAATCAAAATGTGTTTTAAGTTATTACGAACCATATGTCTTAGTATCAAAATAGTTCCAATGGTTAGACTGGCAGCGGGAACAATTTCTTTAAGAGGAAGTTTTCTTCGATTTGAGATTTTTATATCGTATGCCATCTCGAACGTTTTAAGCTTTGCTAAACAACCCTTTTCACCCTGATCTTTACAACGACCGTCGATGGCAACAAAGCGCTCCACAGTTATTCCACGTGATTTAAACTGTTTAGCCATTTTTTCCCAGCGCTCGACTTTATCATACAAGTTGATGACATAAATCTTATCGAAAAAACTATTTATTTTTCCCATATTTATTATTAATTTGTTTTTTAAAGTTTTCACTGTTCGATTGGATTTTATGGCGTTGATAAACCATTGATTAGCCGAAAAGTCAACCGCATATGCCATAAGAGCATCAAGTTTGACTTTTCCAACAACTCTAAAATCCCACTGCTTTATAAAGTGTCCATAATTGGATTTATAGCTTATGGCAGAAACACTCCCACAAGCTGTTTTCTTCTTCTTAAGAAATTCGTTTGGAAGATACTTTGCGAGGTTGCTTCCAAAACTCGTTTTCCAATGAGCAATCTGGTAGAAAATATTTTTTGTAGGACAACAGCTCAGAGCATCTGTAATGCTCTGATCTCCCGTCAACAGTATATCATTGACTGAATACCGCATCAGAATTAACATATCTGTGTTGGCAAGTGGTAAGACATCGCATCGAATATTCAGCACATTCCCACCATTATTAAGTATTTTAACCTGTTGTTTATTTTTTTTATACAGTATTATAGTTTTGTACTGACCTCTTGTATACTTTATAAATAAACTTGGTTTTACATTATCCATCCAAGTTGGGACAACAACACTAAATTCTTTTTCTGTATATTTTACCGTAATCATACTCAAGAAATTCATAAAACAAATCTCGGAATGGTCGATATTTTCAGCAACATAGGCCAGAGCAAATACACCAAGGTTTTTAAATTTATTTAAGAAGTTGGGGACTGTTGTCATCAACACCCCGTCACGACCTTGTCCCACGCCTGTATTAAAATCAAATCCCTTATCGAGCTTGTCGTTATACTCGGAAAAAAAGAATGTATTGAATTTAGTAGCATACGAAATTAGCTTAGTGATATCGTATTGACTGATAGCACTATCAGCTATCAGCGGAGCAACTAATATCAAGTCAAACGATGTGGGTGGTGGATTTTCCATTATGACATTTCCAAATCGGCGACACTGAGAAACAGAGATGGTATTCAGCGGGATTAAATCAGATTCGCTCATACCCATCTTTAAAAACATTTCCGGAGCAGTCGTTCCTATGACAACAAAACACGCATACCACTCCTTAATATAGTTCAATAGTTTTATAGCAAATACTACATCTCCAAAGCCGTGGCACGGATTACATAGGAGTATTATACGTAGTTTCTGGGTTTGCTGTAGACTATAAATTATTTTAAGTGAACAGTATTTTTTCCATATGACTCTATCAATATTTTTATAACTTTTTATTGTCAATAAACTCTGTAAAATTTTAGTTTCCATATTTATTAATAAGAAATAAACTAAAATATAATTTAGCGCTTTAGTTTCACAATGTTTATCACGAAAAACTAGAAATAAGCAGAAGTCTCGGATCTCCTTTTAATAATGAAACTTTTTCGGATTTAAGCGGAGCCACATGTGGTTTTGCAGACACAAATTTTTTAACAGCTACCTTTATTGGTTCGTCAAGATCGTAATGCTCTTTATCCTGTGTCATGTATCCAACCTTGCTCCAATCATCTCCATATCCACGTGTTAAGTAAGGTTTACCATCTTTTGGTACCAGTATTTTTCCAGACCCAAATTTCACAACTCGAAGAGGCAATAACTCGTCTATATAAAAGTAATAATTTCGCCACAATTTTTGCACGTATGGAGATGTAAATTGTGTTCTCCATCTACCAGTCTTTGACTCTTTAATGAATTTTACGGGGAAAAAATCTATCCCTACACCCCCTTTTACAGCTTTAACCCAATTATATTCTTCGCCTTTTTGGAGTTTTTCAATATGTTTCTTTATAGTATAACCGTGTTGTTGAAACTCTCCCACAACTTTCTTTGACAATAATTTGTCAAAGTCTCTATACCCCACTTCAACATCAAGATCATCATCCCAAGGTATGATACCTTTATGGCGTATTGCTCCGAGAAGTGTCCCACCATTTGCATAATAGGTAATACCATTATTTAGGAGAATAGAATGTGTGATATTTAGTAATTTATATAGTTCTTCCATCATTTATTATTATAATAATATTTATACCAAACCTTGTTGAAAACCTTGTTGAAAACCTTGTTGAAAACCTTGTTGAAAACCTTGTTGAAAACCTTGTTGAAAACCTTGTTGAAAATATTTACACATAATGAAGCGCTAATTTTTGTTGATGTGTTTGGTGCTTAACCACACGAGTCAAAATTGAAGTTATACAATACCTCCCAAAGTGAAAATTCTTATTTAAGTACAAGTAATTGGTATTTAATACCTTATTGTATATTGAAATGAACGATCTCCACAGTAAAGTTGTCAAGGCGACCAAGAAGGGACTAAAAGTGGCTAAAAATGCTTGGGTTTCCGGCACAAGTGTTTCGAATTATTTACTAAAAGACCCAGTTATCGACTGGTTGAAAACCTATTACAATACTTATGGACTGAACAACACCCGCATTACAAGAAGTAAAGTAAAGAAGATTAATAATAATTCCAACAGTATCAGTACCACCAACGTTCTTATGAAGAATGGTTGCCACTTTGAAGAAAAAATCTATGAAGACTTGATTAGAAAATTCGGCGGTGATACTGTTGTCAATCTCAACGCGACACATAATTTTACTGAACAGGAAAAGAGCTTGGCATTTACTAGAACACTTGCCGAGATGAAGAAGATGACGCCAATTATTATTCAAGCTTATATAAAATCTGACAAGCTAAAGCTTGAAGGGGTTACTGACATTCTAATCAGGAGTGATTATCTGCACAGGTTGGTTAGAGAAAAGAATTTTAATGTCGATACCACCGCTGAACATTACTATGTTGTTGTCGATGTCAAGTGGAGCCATATGACACTCTGTGTTGACGGCAAGACCATCAGAAATGAAGGACGATTTAAAGCTTACAAGGGTCAACTACTAATCTATAATATTATTCTGGGGGAAATTCAAGGCTATACTCCAACTGTTGCGTATGTCATGTCAAAGAGCTGGAATATTGACAAGAAAGGCGGTGAGCGAGAAGGCCAATCTTGTTATGACCTTTTGGGTATCATTGATTATTCGGGGAAGGATTCAGCCTATGTTGACCAGACTATGAACGCTATAAACTGGGTTCGTGATGTCAGAACCAATGGACACGGATGGTCCCCGCTTACTCCTCACATTAAAGAACTGTGTTGTAATTCTTGTAATCAGGACGATAAGTGGGATGGTGTAAAAAAGACAATTATGAACCAAACACACGACATCACACAGGTTTGGATGCTTACCCCAGAACACCGTAATGAGCTGTTTGACGCCGGTATCACTCGCTGGGATGATGTCAGATGTAAGTCTGAACTTCTTAATTTGGGTGATGGGTCAAAACGACACACTGTAAATGAGATTTTGGAAATCAATCAGGACACTTCAATGAAAATAAAACTAAACATCGTTGATAACCGATTTGGTTGGCAAACTCCAAGTGATACAATCAAGGATTTTTATATCGACTACGAAACTATTTCAGAGGCCTTTATCGAGAGTGCTGATATGGACATTAACAAGGGAAAGTTAGTGGGTGGATATATATTTATGATTGGTGTAGGCTATGAAGATGAAAATGGTGAGTTTGTATATACGTCATTTGTTTGTAATGAACGCACTCCGGCAGAAGAACGCAGAATTATTGTTGAATTGAGAGACTTTTTGAATGAACATACCTCCAGATATTCACGAAGCCGTCTGTTCCATTGGGGACACGTCGAAAAGACACTGATGGACTCTGCTCTTATCCGACATTCGTCATTGACTAATCCGTTTGTTTGGCTTGGTTATGACAATTTACAATGGGTGGATATGTGTAGTGTTTTTACAAAAGCGCCAATTGTGGTCAGAGGAGCGTTAACATTCAAGCTCAAGGACATTACAAAGGCAATGGTAGCACTCGATCTCATAACTACCAGCTGGGAAATTGGAGAGTTAGAAAACGGATTGACAGCAATGCACAGGTCCATAGAATATTATTCTACAGGAAATAAACAAATCATTTCCGGTATTGAGAGATACAATATGACAGACTGTAAAGTTATTTGGGACATTGTCAGATATCTGAGAAATCTATTATAAATAATTAAATAATTATTTAACCTACTTTAATTTCCGGTACAGCATAAAAATAAGAATTAGTAATACTATAACAGCCATAAAAATCCCAATATAAATCATCGTTTTGTTTTGTGCCGGTACGTAGTTTTCCCGAGTAACAGCATCGTGTATTTTTTTACCATCGACAAGTTGATACATTTATTAATAGATTTTTTATTATACAAATAATATTGATTTTTTCTGAGGGTTCTTAAAATAAAGAGGAAATGTCTTACCAGTTTGATATCGAAAGCGGAAGTGAAGATGAGGCGGTTACTGGAAACTACAACAGTCGGACTGTTGTAGTGGGTGGCGGAAATGTGCGGTATGTCAAGGATGCGTCGGCTCCTCGCCGGCAAAAACAATCACCACAGAAGATAGCTGAGTTTGTTGACGACGAGCTTATTGAAGTTTCTCGCGAACGCCTTCGTCCAGTTTCGCTTCCAATTGAAAACCGAAAGACGCTCGTTCCTGTTAAGGAGGAGGAAAAGATTAACTACACATTTACAAAAATTCCTTGGCAACTCCCAAAGACACCAATTCAACCCCGAGTTGTCGACGTCCCCAAAATTGATGTAGTTTTGCCAACTGCTCGTTTGTCTGGCTTTGGAACTATTATTAATTCCGACGAACCCGCCTTCACCCTTGTTGACAAACAGCGAGAACAACGTGGACCAAAAGGTCCGTATGTGCGCGCCCCTATTCAAGGGGGAGGCGATCGGAAAAACACACGGCTCTGTCAGTTCGTTAAGTTTGATGCGAAGGGGATTGACGTGCTCGAAAACAAGTGTAAAAACTCCTCGTGTAATTTCGCACATTCGATGAATGACTACAATCCTCCTGTTTGTATTTATCAAGCATCGTGTAAAAACGGAAACACGTGTAAGTTTTTTCACAACAAAGTCGAGACAAAAGATGGATATTACTTGCGCAGTATTCAACTACCCCAAGAACCCCGATTTGTTCGTAAATAACTTAGTGTTTCGAGTCAATACCTAACTTGTAATTAATTACAAGTTTTATTATTATTATTATTATTATTATTATTATTATAAATGGATAATATTCCAACAAACTTTCATTCGGTAGGATATGATCCGACAGCAGTAGAAACTTTATACATACAAGACCAGATTACACAGTCTAATATATTATGGGGGGGGATGTAACTCAGAATACTGGAACTGGTAATATTTGTATAGGAAGCAATAATAATCTTGCTGGCGCACCTCCGAATACTATTGCTATTGGTAATAATATTGGAGCTCAAGAAGTCCAATACGGATGTACGTTGATACTTGGATCATCCAAAAATCCGCTTAATATAAGTATTGGTCCGCCACTACCGCCTAATGCTTCCTTAATGGTTATCATTAATGGTAATCAAGCATCCATTCCAATAACTATTAGTGCTGCTTAAAATACTTTATTATTAATAATCGCATCTACTTAAATATTGGTCCAATGAGATGTACTCTCTGAGTTTTAAATGAATGTCACAAGTTTTACATCGCCCAAACAATTGTTTTTGGTCCCCTTGTTTATACTCCAGATTTTTTCCATTACACTTGAAACATTTTTCTTCGTTGTAGCTAATTGAAATTAACTGAGGTTCTTTCTCAACAACGTTATCGGCACCCCATGTAAGTTTAGGACCCGACGGATATGCTTGCTTTACCCCGCTCTGAATAATGTAATTTCCGGTTGAAAAACCAATGGATTTAGTCATATCGTTAGAACTGACAACAGGTTTTATGCATTTCATACCCATAGGAATGTTGTGAGACATTATAGTTTATACTTAATTATTATATTTAAACAAACATAATATAATTAAAAATGGAAACTGCCAAACCTATCAAATACTGGTATATCTCGCGACACCCCGAAACGAACGAAATCCAGTTCAACATAAATCTCCCCAAACCCGAAAAAGACTTGGTGTTTTCTCGGACATCTGAGGGTTGGATCTTGGACGCAAATGAAGAGAAATATCTTCTGACTTGGGAAAATAATTATAAATCACTTCACGCCAACGGATGTTTTTGCGAAGGTAAGTGTATTTTTGTCAGAGAAGCCATGCTCATCGACAATATTTTTCTGTCTAGAAAAGAAACTTCTTATATTCTCGACAAACTTTGTGATGAGACCAACAACAAAGAAGATGGGAATAACTAATTTTGATTATTTAGAAGGTTTATATTAACAACAAATGTCTACAGTCATCGAGCTTAAACGCGAGTGTAAAGAAAAAGGACTGTCGAATTATTCAACGTTAAGAAAAGCCGAATTATTGGTATTATTGGCAAGTGTTCCGAGGTACATTACACGTAGTGTTACACGTAATGCAGGTCTTCTCAAAAAAACAGAAGAAAAAAATGTGATGGACATAGTTAATGCTATTAAGAACGACACTGAGTCTGGACGCACATTTAAAAACGACTTTTTTACAAAGTTCAATAAGCGAATAATCGATGTCAGAACATCAGGGGGTAAAAGACGCGACCACTACGATTTCGATATTAATATTGAAGGTGATGGGTGGAAACATGTTGAACACAAAGGTAGTGTGGTGTACTCTAAAATAAAGGAAGATTATCCGTGGAAAACCGGAATACAGTTTTTTAATGGACCGGCCGACAAGTTTTCATTAGGAAAATCGTATGCCGAAAAATTCTACAACACATACATAGGTTCTGGAGACGTTTCTAAGAGATATAACATCAAGACACACATACCATCTTATAACGACTGGATAAAAGATGTTTTTAATCAGGGTAAGGGGAAGAGTAAATTTATTTTAGAACTACGGGACAAATGTGTTAAGGGGTTGCCAGCAAATGAGCAAGGTTTACACAAAGAGCGTGATGAGTTTACTCGTATATTTAACAAAGGCATTACTGGCGAAGATAAAAAGACGTTAATAAAAGAAGTATTAGCCTCGGCAAATTCTGTGTTAACACAAAAGGATTACTGGCTTGAAGTCCACGGAGATATAAATACCAAGTTCTATTCAAAATGGTCTGATAAATTTACCATAGAACACATAGAAGAAGTCATAGTTGTAGATTCTGTTGACTGTACTTACAAGTGTGTATGTAAAAATAATATAGTTATATTTGCCAAGTTGCGGTGGGGATACAACAAAGGAATTTCTAATCTTCGGATAGATCTTAAGTGAAAATTATTATAAAATTGATTTATAATAATACAAGTGGTGAATAAATGTCATTATCAGCTATAAGTCTGTTCTCCGGAATGGGCGGAGATACTCTTGGTATGAAGATGGCTGGAGTTAATGTGGTAGCATACTCCGAAAAGGAAGCTCTGTTTAGGAAGTCGCACGACTTAAACTTTCCACAGTGCCAACTCATAACAGATGAAAAAGGTGGCAGTGACATCACAAAAATAAAGGATGAAGAATTTGAGGCCTTTAAGGATACCATAGACTTGATATTTGCCGGTTTTCCGTGTCAGGGGTTTTCCAATGCCGGTAAGAAAGACGTCAATGATGTACGGAATACGTTGTTTAAGGAGTTTCTAAGAGCCGTTAGGATTATTAATCCAACCTATTTTATAGGAGAAAATGTCAAAGGATTACTATCAAGAAAAGATAAGAATGGAAATAATTATATCGACGTTATCGTAGCCGAATTTGAAAAGATTGGTTATACCGTTCAATACAAAGTCTTTAAAATAGAAAATTATGGAATTCCCCAAAAACGAGAACGTCTGTTAATTATTGGAGTTAAACAGAATATGGGAAGTATTGTGTTTCCAGTCGAACACACCACCAAGAAAAACCTTATGAATATAGTCAAGTTTGACATGACAGGTTCGCTTCAAGTTTCTCCAACTATTTTTAAAGATATTCCTCCGGAGTGTATTCTAACTGACATGGACAATGAACAAGATGAAAATAACCCACATCCCTACCTTGTACTCAAGGCAACTTCTGTAAACGAAACATACAATGGAAAAACCCACCCAAGTCTGTTGTCGTTTAAAAAACGAGACTCGCCTATTCATTGTGAAATCATAGACATCAGAAACCCGTGTAAAACCATTATCTGTACATACAGCCACCAACCACGGCTTTTTGTACCTTTAAAAAATAAAAGGGGATGTTATCTTCGATGTCTTTTGCCCTACGAATTAAAACAAATACAGGCGTTTCCAGCCGACTACAAAATAGAAGGGTCAGCCAGTAAAAAAATTATTCAGATAGGAAATGCGGTTCCGCCCAGACTTATTCAACAGGTTGTCGAGAAACTCATTGAAAATCATTAAAATATAGATTAAATGTAATTAAATTACATTTAAATCAAACCTTCTTAAAAAACGTTTTACCCATATACTTCTGACCGTGCTTGAAAATAAATTTGTGGGGGATTTGCTCTGAATTGACTAACCCCTTATTGGGGTTCTTCAATGACCATTTGATTGCCGAGTTCATAAACGCACAGACTTGTAAGCAGGTAGGACCGCTCTTAATGCCTATACGCTTGGTGTCCTCAACACCACATATCGTCCACCCTCCAAACTTATCGCCATTTTCAAAGGTAAGCAGTGTCCCGATACTGTCCCACCCAGAAATGATGTCTTTACCTCTGACAACTACTTCTTGTGGAAGAAGTTCATACTCGTTTTTTCTAAAAAAGTCAAGACTTTTTAATGCTTCGTCACACGGTCTATACACATACATAATAGTTGGAGCATCACCACGGTACTGAAAATACTTGGTCATACTAACAATTTCCGCGTGGGGGACAATGAAACCCGTATATTTAAATGGCTTTCCGTTGTAATCCAATGTTATACTCTCTCGTTCCAAGTTCATACCATATTCCGCTATGAAACGAATATGCGTGGTTGAGTCTCCTGCGGGTTCAATAGGTTTAATTAATTTATATTCCTTTGCAAACTCTTTCAAGTCATTGTTATTTAAACTCAACATTGCGAAATCGGCAGCCTCTTCTTGGAAACCTACAGCACTCCACGTATTGACAAATTTCTTGGGAGTAGCCTTAATGCGCAATTTTTGGCTGTCATACTCGACAATTTGAATTTCCAACAGGCCTAACTCGTGCGCAACCTTGGCGTAATTACTCTTGGTTATACTTTTACCCTTGCTCTTTGCGTATTCTTTCACCGTGCGCTTTGCGTATTCACTGATGAAGCCGGGGTTCATCCCACCACTTATAATCCGCGTTTTTCTGGATTTTCCAATTGCCTTGAACGCTTCAAGGTTCTGATGATATAAATTATTTTTTTTAAACTGCGAGTAGTTTTTTATTTTATTTAATGGTATGTCGTCGACTGTATCCTCATACTGTTCCAAGCTTGTATCAATATACCAAGACTTATGTTCTTTGGCAAGACGGAGAAGCATTATACTATCGACATTAACACTGACATTAATTATAAATGTGTGCTCGTCAATGTCTTTAAGAAGCTGGCTACAGTTTTCTCTAGTCACTGCTTTTTTAATGTGAACATAATTTCGGTTCTCCATTATTTCTTTTAAATCCTTGATGGATTTCTTAGGCTCAATGATGACAAAATCACAGTTGTAATATAGCCCTTCGAGTTTGAAAACCTCCAAAAGACAAAATCCAACTGCTCCACATCCAATGAAGACAATTTTGTTCATTTATTAGAGTAAAAATATTTTCGAGGATTTAATGAATTCTTCGATGTAAATTCATATACTATTTCTCCATTATCATTATTCTTTTCATCAAGATTTACTCTATCTTGTTCTTTTATACGGGACAATTCGCGTTTATATCGATCACACTCTTTCAACATCTCTTCAATATTTTCAAATTCGCTTTCTAACTGTTGATTTTTTTCAAACAACTCTCTATTTACAGAAGACAGGGTTTTATTTTGTTTAGTAGATTTGGTAAGCTGGTCGCGAATTTCTATATTTGTGCGAGTTAATTCAGACACATTTTGTTCTAATACATTCATTCTCTCTTGAAATATTCTTTTAACTTTCTGGAGCTCAGCTTGACAGGTCTCTGCTCGACCAAGTAAGGTCTGCTGAGCTTCATCAGCAAGACGTTCAAGATTTTCAATCTCAACTCTATGCTGTCTGTTGAGTGTTTCAAGGGATTTAATAGCATTCTTAATTTTTTGAGTGTCTCCACCCATAAATCCTGTCAATTCGCTAAGTGTGGTATTGCATACACTTAAGTCTGTAATTAATACATCACTGCGAGCGAGCAATTTACCATAGACTGCGCCCAACTCTGTAAACATATGTTCATTCCTTGACATTTTATTTGTCTGTTCAATATACTGATTTTTAAGTTCGGCCAATTCATCTTTTAATTTCTGGAGTGTTTTGCGGTCACTGCCACTTTTATACATAACTAATTCTTTAACATCTCTTGTATATTTTAATTTATATTCATCCAATTCAATTGTGCACCGTTCTAGTTCTGCTCGAGTTTCAGAAACTACATGGTCATTTTTTGCCATCTGTTCAATATATTTTAATTTATATTCATTAAGTTCAACAGTACACCGGTCTAAGTTTGTTTTGGTCATATCCAAACTTTTATCACATTTTTCAACTGACAAAGACAATTCATTTATAAATTCAAAACTGTTATTGTGTTTTTCTTCCATCTTTTCAATAACATGTGCTTTATCATCCTCAATCTTTACAATGTGCTTATATAAATTTCCAAGTTCTTCTTGACACGCATTTAAATTGCTACCAGATACTCTAGCTTGGTCCTCAAACTCTTTCATTCGCATATAAGCCCGTTCATATAAATCCTGTGTGATGTCTGAAGATTTATCATCCGAAGATTTATCATCCGAAGATGATTGTTGGTGTTGTAAATATAATTTGCTCAACTCTTCACCACACTCCTTGGCGTTTTGTTGAAATTCAATCATCCTACTACCTGTTCGCTCATATAACTCCTGCAGCTCTTTATTTTTTTGTTGGAATTCGAGCATTCTAATTCCGGTCCGCTCATACAATTCTTGTAGCTCATCTTTTGATGCTCGGCATTCCAAATATAATTTATTCAGTCGGTCGTCCGCGGCTGTTTGTAATACGTCCATTTCCTTTTTATGGATATCGACAATACGGTCCAAAGTTGTTCGTGTCGATGTTTCGTTGGCAATCGCATCCAAAAGCTTAGCATTACATATCAATAACTCAGCATTCTTTTCTCCGATAATTACCAGATGTTCTTCCACAATACTCTCAAACTCTTTTGTTTTAATATTTTGAATTTCTTCAAGCTCTGTTATAGTTTGTTCATACTCTCCTAACGTTCTCAATAATCGATTGTTATCAATGGATGATGTTTCACTGTGTGTTTCATTAAGAGCACTAATACGAGCATTAAGGTCGGCTATAGTTCGTTCACAGTTTCGTTCTGTCTCTCTTAATGTTTTGCTCATTTCTACAGTGACAACCTTTTCCCGTTTTTCAAGTCTTGATATTGTTTCTTCATAACCATCTTTTATTTTAATTAAATCTATCAACCGTTCATCATCTCCCATATCCTCGATAATACTATTAAAGTCGCATTCTCGGTCATGACACGTTCTGGATGTCAACTCTCTACGGATCTCCGCAATCTGGTTATGGTAGTCCCGAGTTTGATTGTCAAGACGAGCTTGGTATTCTAAAATAATATTTTTTGGAATAGCCCCGAGTTGCTCTTGGAAAGTTGCTCGTGTCTGGTCCAGTTCAGTCTCTTTCTGTTGGATAATAGACAGTAGCTCTGTGTTTTCTTCAGTACACCGCTCTCGCATTTCTGTCAGCTGATCATATAATATTTTTTGTTGCTTTATAAGCTCTGCCTGTCGCTCTACCGTAGTAGTATCAACTCCTTGGCTGGTTAATGTCTCTTGGTATTGTTGTGTACAATTGTGTATGACTTCATCCAACTTAGTTTGAAGTTCTTTAATCTTATTTTCAAGATGGAGAATTTTTTTAGGGGTTCTGTGTTTTTTAGGTTCTTCGTTGTGTATATCTTTCTCTTTAATAATTTTTTGTACACGTTCATATATGAAAAACGTTTTATTTTTCGTGTACACACGCCGTCTTTTACCATTAATTATTGTGTAATACATTTATTATTACAACATTTATTATAAGTTATTAAACCAAACATAATTTATTAAACCAAACATAAATCATTAAAATAAGTCATTAATTTTAATGACTTTAAACACATTTAAAAACTTATTTTTTTCTTACCAACTCCATTCCCGAGACTTATTGACCCATCTTTATTCAAAACATAAGAAGACCCCTGATTTTCCTTGATGTATGTGATTGGGTTTTCAACCACATTTCTAAGCAGTTCCCTCCTATCTACATTTTTAACGAGCGCATTAACGTCAGCCCTTATGTCATCGAAATTAATGGGTGGAAGATTAATCACACCTTCCCATTTATATTTCTTACCATCATAATTTATGTCTATATCATTCACCTGTGGATAATATTCTAGGTGTGATAAATAAAAGAGATGTAGAGGTTTGGGGAGAAGGTTAAAGCTTGGTGGGGGAAGAATACACATCAGTTGTGCAAACGCTGTTATTGGTGTCGTTTGAATACACACATAATTAGCTTTGTCGGCTACTGTAATAATATCTGTTATAAAAGGGGCATAATTATACTTATATGACCACTCCCAGTCTTGTGTTCCTCCAAGATAATAGTCGAGGATCCACTGACATCCTTCGACATATGTTGTTGATGCGTCTGTAAGTGTGTCTGGAAAATATTTGTCGTTATATAGCTGTTTATACACAGGAAAACTAAACTTAGATTCGGAACATGTCGATAGAGATATGATCGGATCTGGCATATATTGTGATGCGTGTGCGATTTTATTTGCGAACATTTTTTCTTCGTCGTGCGATACAAGAGTTAAGAACTCTACAAAAAGCTGTGTGTCTATTTTGGTGTCAACAACAATACGCTTCCCGAACTTCTTATAAATGTCGAGAAGTCTCGACAATCCCTGTTCGCAAATGTTGATGCTTGGAATATTTGGAAGAAAGTCGTTGCCACACAAAAAACATATGAGAATGAAATCTTTAATTATAGAATAATCGCTCCCCAGTTCATTCGGTGACGGAGCCAAATTCTTTATCAACTGTTTACGAGTTTTTCCAATATCCACATACATATAATCGATTGATGGAATATACAACTCTTCGCGCAATAGATAAAACTTTTCTTTCATAGTTCCCAGACTGAGCATAAATAGGTCGGCATCAAGAGCGTTGAGGCAAAATGTGTCATTATCGCCCCCAAACAATCGAATATAATTAATGAGTTTATGTTCTCCTTCGCCTGGGCATTTTTCGTTGGTAAAGACAACCTCAAAATTCCATTCTTCAGACGCAATCTTTCTGTCGATATGATTGCTAATGTACTTGGACAACCCATCCATAAATTTTGTTCCTGTCGAAATACTTGTGGGGTTAAAGGTATTGGCGTCGCTTTTGGAGTTGATATTTTCAACTGCGCTTTTGTATCGGCGTTGACGCTGTTGTTGTTGCTTTGCCATCGGAGCAACACCATCAATGGCCAAAACTAGTGTTTTTTGCGGACGAGTAATAGACACGAGCAAATCAATTGTGTGTATGACGTCGATATAACACTCAATAGTAAGTTTATCAAGTGGCTGTCTGTTTACAGACTTTCGGAGAACAGACGGAGGTGGCGCACAATTGCCATATTTGAACACTTTTTGAGCCGATGTGTGGAAAATGCCATTCAGATCAATAAGAAATGTATCGATGTGGACAAGTGGAAAATTAGTTTTTGAAAAGGGTATGACGAATTCTTTGAAATTGTTGTTGAACCACGATGCGAAATGTTTGATACCCATTTTTATTATGTATACATAATAAAATAATCATTATTAAATTCCTAAATGGTTTAAAAAGTATTTAATATGAATAAAATGTCGGAAAAAGAGCTAAAAATCTTGTCGTTAGAACATAGAGACCAATACGATTTATTCAAAGATGAAGGTATCCAACGCATTGTTTCACAAATTCCCAAAGAACAGCTTAAACATGGACAGAAAAAAGGAGAGTATATATACTCGGTGGACTATGACAAAATAACTGGCGAATCTAAAAATTATATCGATCCTCTAACGTTTATCCACGAGGGAATGAAAAGTGGTCTCAGACCGTCCCAATTGGAAGCCGATGAAATAGAACTGATGCGAAAAACAAGCGGAAATAAATGGTATGAAGTATATGGATATTCTAGTGAAGCAGATTAAATATAAATAATCTCGTCTTGAATTAATTTCCATAACATACCTTTTGTGGTGCATAAAAGTATATCACTAACAATCTCTTTTTTGTCCAACATTTTTATATTAAAATATTGGTGGTCAATACAAATTTGTTTCCAATACACGATCCACTTGTCTATGTTCTCGATAAGAAATCGACAGGCTCTAAGACTACAATCTTGCTTGCTTAGACCGGTCAATTGTGTACCTAAACCAATTGCTCCCATCACAGCAAATGTTTGACAGAACCCATTAGACCCAGAGTTCTGCCATCTTTTTTCATAGGACGATGTATATTCTCGACTTATGGGGTCGATAAAATGGAAGTGTCCAGAAATGGCATTGCTTCGCGAACTTGATGGATGGAAAAAGACATGTCTTTTTCCATCCTTTTTATATTTTTCCATTTCTGTAGTTGATGGTTTTTTATAATGATATTCAATATTGAAGCTTTTTATATACTCGTCTATTCCTCCGGCAGTTTGCATAACGTCTATGATTTGACTACAGTCCTGAATAAACTCTTTATCTGTTCGTCCGTCCATTTAATAATACCAAATTTAAATCTAAAAGAATAACATAGGTTTTTAAAATGGCTGAAAAAGTTATTTCATTGGATGGTGTTCACGACCAACTAGTTGATATAAATAATGGTATTGTTGCGTTTAACGTTGTGATAGTCATTACACCCCCGGATGAGGAGATGTCAAAAGAGTATAGTATTGGTATTGGCACACAGTCTCAAATTGACAACAAAAAAGACATTTCGTTTTCGTTAATAAAGGGTGTGTATAAAAAATCTTTTACACACACCCCTGTTGACCCGACGGCAGAAGCTGAAGTGTTTTATGTTGTCATGAATAGTCAACAGCCCGTTAATAATATTAAAGTACAAATCGACTTGAAAGAACTTGGGGTGTCAAAACCACAACAACCACCACAACCACAACCACAACCACCGCAAGTGCGAGAGCAATTTAAACAGCCCACTACGAGTAAAACTACATATTTAAAATATATTGTTGCTGTTACTATTGTAGTTTTTGGAGCATATTTTCTTTATAATTTCTGGAAGAAATCTCGGACAGAAAAAAGTAATGTTGTAGTAGCCCAACCCGAAGTAGCGCCAGCTTCAGCACCAGCTCTCGAACCCATTAAACGAACATCAGTTCCGCGGGTTGATATTAAACCCCCATCAAAACGGACGGAAGATAAACCAATGTTTACGTTTTATTAAATATTTTAAATTTGTAATTAATTACAAATTTACGCATAAAAAATAGGTAATAATAAATGGATGATGAATATTATGAAGACGAGCAAGAATATGACGAAGGAGGGTATGAATATGAATATGAAGAACAGATATTTGTTCCAGAAGGAAAGGCTTTTGAGCGTGTTGGTAGAACTGCGCTGACAACCTATAGTTTGAAAGGGGCAAAGAACCCATTTGAAAAATTTAAAATACTTCTGAGTGTTGTTATCGAAAAAACAGCCTATGCTTTAAAGCTAACACCTACCGATAAGGACAACATTGTTGAATTTACAACACGTGCTCCAAATATTATTTTTAAAAACGCGGCGTGTTTTATATTGGGATACATTGCGAGTACTGGAGGGCAACAAATAACAGATAAGAGTTTTAAAAAAGCTGTCGATGGTCTAGGAACAGTTGTTGGAACATTTGACGGGATAGAAGAACCAGATGTGTTAAGATATGCAGTGTATTGGATGAATAACTATAATATCCGCTAAATACGTTATTCCTTAGTCTTGCCACCGACGGGTTTAAGACCGCCAGTAGCCATTGATTTAATAAATTCTTCGGCCGTTATACCTGTAGTCTCCAGAATTTTATCCAAATCCGTCTTGATTTTATCCAACTTCTCTTGTCTGACAACTGCTGAAGATCTGGATATTTTACAGTTATTCACCTTGGCTCTAAGTATATCCCGCAATTGGGCTCTCGTGAGAGGTTCATTCGTGAGAGGTTCATTCGTGAGAGGTTCATTCGTGAGAGGTTCATTCGTGAGAGGTTCATTCGTGAGAGGTTCATTCTTGGAATCCATTTATTTATATGGTTGATGTTTAAGTAGTTATTAACAATTAATAATGATTATTTTATTATTATTATTAAGTAAATAAATGCAGAGAGAAAAGCGAGAGTTTTACAAGAAAGAGAAGGATACATCGGCAATCCATCTTGGCGTCAGAGGTGTAGTATTCAAGGATTTTATTTCCAGCCTAGTGGCAAGAGGTCGACTTACAGAAAAGTATATAAATATTCTTTCATCTGAAGAGGCAATCCGAACATATGAAATCGCATTCACATCGGCATCAGCCGATCCAGATAATAGCTATGAGATTTTGGAACTTCTTGGAGATGTTACTTGTAATCGCTCATTGTTGTGGTATTTTCAGCGCAAGTTTTTCCCCAACTTGACATCCAAAGAAAATGTCAAAATCCTTGCCAGAATGAAAATCGTGTATGCCTCCAAAAATGTTTTTTCTCCCATTGCCGAGCGCGCCGGATTTCGCCAGTTTATTTCGGCTCGGATAAATGACATTAACTACAACTCTAAAAGTTTGGGGGAGGACGCACTAGAGGCTTTTTTTGGGGCTACAGAATATTTACTCGACAAGTATATACGCCAAGGAGTTGGTGGAGCAATTTGCTACGATATTATGGCATCGTTTCTTGACGAAATGATTTTTGAAACCACATATGAAAAACTGCTTGATAATATAACACGCCTGAAAGAATTGGCCGATATGCATCCGGTGTTTCGAGGTAGCACTATCAAACAAATAAAATATGACAACAAAGGCCATCAGAAAACAAGTCAGTATACGGTTAATATTAATATGTTGGCATCTATTGTATTAGAGAATGGTCAAGTGATACCTCTCTCTAATGGAATAGGAATGGATGAGCCCGAAGCGAAAGCAAATGCAGCAATCCAAGGATTACAACTTCTTAAAGGATATGGTATTTACAAGTATACCGATTTTTCTGAACCAAAAGCGGTATTTAAAATTTAAATTAATGAATTATTAATGAATTATTAATTCATTAATTTACTTTTTGATTTATAAATAAAAATTATAATTTAATAAATGGATAGTTTTACCGTCAAAGACCTTATAGACATTGCAAAACAACATAAAATCCCATATAGCGGGTTGCGTAAACAAGGTCTGTATGATAGTTTGAAATCTGCCGGATTTATTAAACCAAAGTCGGCATCCCCAAAAAAACGGGCCTCTAAACGGAAGTCTGCGTCCCCTAAACGGAAGTCTGCGTCCCCTAAACGGAAGTCTGCGTCCCCTAAACGGAAGTCTGCGTCCCCTAAACGGAAGTCTGCGTCCCCTAAACGGAAGTCTGCGTCCAAGTCTCCCAGTAAAAAATTAAATATAAAAAAACCAGATTGTAAACCACCAAATGAGTGGCGTGTTGGAAAGGGTTGTTTTAAAGGGTCTTCGCCAAAACATTCTCCCATCCACACGTCACCCAAATTCGAAATTCCCACAGAAAGTAATATACGCGCATTGAAAAAGGATGATATTATTAAACTCATCAAGACATTATATTCTAAACATATCAAAGAAGATCAACCAAAAATGCCACAAGCTCTTAAAAAAGACAAGCTCGTTATACTTGCTTTAGAAGCAGTTGTGCTCGCTAAATTAAAATTAAAAAGCCCTAAACGGAGCCCTAAACGGAGCCCTAAACGGAGCCCTAAACGGAGCCCTAAACGAAGCCCTAAACGAAGCCCTAAACGAAGCCCTAAACGAAGCCCTAAACGGAGCCCTCTAAATCCTAATACTGTTGAACAACAGCTGACAAACATTCAGGCCCCGCTTGCGCATTCTCGCGAGTATATGGAGAACATTGAGAAAATTCAAAAATGTCTTGGTCTTATCTAAATTCTAAATTAAATCTGATTTAATTTAACTGATTAGTTATAATAACCATGTCGCAAACAGATTTTGATTTGTTTGACAATTTTAATAGTGTTCCAACTGTCGGTGTCATATGTCAACATAAAAATAAAACAGTTAATGGTTGCCAGATGATATGCGAAGATTGTGGTATAGAAGTGTCCAAAATTGAACTTCAGGACAAAGAGTGGAGATACTATGGTCATTCTGATACACGAAACTCATCTGATCCATCCAGATGTCAAACCCGATATGTTGAAGAAGATAAAAACATCTTCAAAGATATTGAAGGAATGGGCTTTAGTGATGAGGTTGTTAAAAAAGCAAACGAAAACTATGTAAAAATTATTCAAAACACAATCCACCGTGGAAATACGCGGAAAGGTATTATTTTTGCGTGTATATTTGAGGCCTTGAAAATACTCGGGCGCCCTCAACCAGCAAAGCCCCTTGGGGACCTGTTTGGTATAGATAACAAAACGGCAATGCACGGTGTGAAAACTCTAAAACTAAAACTGTCCAAGGACTGTATTTCCAATGAATATATTACACCAGAGCATATCATTGACGATATTATGAATGAGTTTGGCGCAACAATTGATAAAAAATCCGAGGTTAAACATATCTATCTTGTTGTCAAGGGTAAGTCGGACAAGCTAAACAGATCCAGACCTCAATCTATTGCTGCTGGGCTCATTTATTATTGGCTATTAAAAACTAATAATACCATCACTCTAAAACAGTTTTCAGAACGTGTAAAATTACGCGATACAACTATTCTGAACATTTCAAAGGAGGTAAAAAATGTCCTCGAGGTTATGAACCCATAATATTTTAAATTAATTTTGATTTATTTTGATTTAAAATTATTTTAAATCAAAAATGGAATTCAATCACAAATCTGGAATTGATGTTATTACCGGTCCTATGTTTTCTGGCAAGTCAACTGAATTGGCTAGGCGACTAGTTATCTTAGGAGACGCAAATTTTAAAGTTGTGTATGTAAACTCAACACTTGACACTCGACAAAATGTCAGTCACAACAAACTATTTAATTCTAATCTACCATTCAAATCTTATAAAGTAGCATCTCTTTTTGAAATTCAAAAGGACTTGATGGACTATGATGTCATTGGAATCGACGAGGCTCAGTTTTTTACAGAACTCTATGAGTTTTGTATTGAAATGTGTGAAAAAAATGGCAAGAAAGTCATAGTTGCTGGCCTGAATTCTGATTTTCGTCGACAGAAGTTCGGTCAAATTATGGAACTTCTTCCAGTATGCGATACTGTTATTAAGCTGTCATCATTTTGTAAGATATGTGCGAACAAAGCCAATTTCGTTCCAGCGCTATTCAGCAAGCGGATTGACAAGACTAATAATAATTCTATTGCTGTTGGAGCAGGTGAATCATATATCCCCACGTGCCGAGAATGTTATTTTTCTGACCCATAAATAACCTTTTAATTAAACTTGTAAATATTTACAAGTTCTTTATATAATTCTTTACATTTTAATAAACTCTTCAAATCCCATACCTACTGAGCGATATGGTTTACAATATCCACGGTCTTCATATTGCATTTTGCTAAATCCTTCCCTGAATTTTTCTATTGATAATGGTCCTCCGTAAACATCTAATAGACGCCAGTGTGGGGCAGGAAGAATTTTTTCTGGACACAGTCTGTAGAAAAGGGTTTCTGAATCTATATACATCGTATTTTTCTTGTTGTCTTGTATATATGAGAATAAACAATTTGGAGAACAAAAAATACCGTCTGTTTCATAATAATCGTTTTCTAATGTCTCAATTTCTGGCTTGGGTTCGAGTGTCTGATTTTTACAGACACTTTCTTTAACGGAAAAGTTAGTTTTTGACATTTCTGAATAATATGTTCTAACTGACGTATTTGGGCAGTATTTAATAGGACATCCCAAAGGTTGGGTTTTGAATGAATGCCGGCACCAATAACAATTATATACACTATTACTTTTAAAGTCTCCTATTTTTGATACGAGACATTTATGAAGTTTCCTTGTTTCATCTGTATAAGAAAATGTATTGAGAATTTCTTCCACTCCAGTCACATTTTTATTACAGACAATTCCATTTTCCTGATAAAGGTTGAGAATTGAGCCTGTAAATGGAATTGAAATGATAAACTTCTTGCCGATAATAGCTTTCTTTTTACTCATTGTTTGATTAATATTTTAAAAATATTAATCATTATTATCAACATTATTAATTGGGATGATTCCGAAAACATAAGAAAGTTTAAAATAACAACTGTGGGGAAAATAATTATTTATTTAAAATAAATAATTATTTCCTTTTAAACCAGCTACAATTTAATAATTGGTTTAAAGATACTATTTTAATATAAAATGCCCCCTCGACAGACTAAAGCAAAGACCGTTGTTACTGAGACTACCTCTCAGGCCGTTCCCGTTCCCACCCCCGTTGCCACTCCTCAGGCCGTTTCGGCGCCCGCTGATGTGGTAGCAAAGGCTCCCCGTAAGCGTGCTGTGAAAACCGAAGTTGTTCCCGAACCCGTCCCCGTCCCCGTCCCCACTCCCGTTGAAGTTGTTCCCGAGGTAGAGCCCGCCACTGAGACTACCACTGGTGAGGCCGACCCTACGGCGCGTAAGCAACGCGCTGTACATACGCGCGACACTGTTCTTCGTGATTTCTCCGAGCTTATGTCATACCTTGATAGCGAAATTACGACTTCTCGTGGGTCCAGTGGAAAGACTGGAAATACAAAATCGCTTCGTCGGGTCCTCTCCAATGTAAAGGATCTCCAGCGCGCTGTCTCCCACGCAATTAAGCAGAAGCCCGTTTCTGCACGCAAGAATAACAATTCTGGATTTCTGAAGCCTGTTCAGATTAGTTCCGAGATTGCCAAGTTCACCGGATTTGATGCATCTCAGTTGCATTCCCGAGTTGATGTCAACAACTATATCTGTGCTTACATCAAGAAAAACAATCTTCAAAACCCCGCAGACCGCCGCCAAATTGTCCCCGATGACAAGCTCGCATCGGTTATCGGATATACCCATGGCACAGATAAGCCTTTGACTTATCCGGGCCTGCAAAAGTATATGACCCGTCATTACCCCACCAGCGCATAAATTATCACAACTTATAAATATTTATAAGTTAAGTTCGCACAAAGTATTAATATTTCATTACTTTTGCCTTTCCGCCCATGTATAGTTTTTTCGCGGTGTCAAGACTCATGATACTTTTTCCGAGCCGTTCATTGACAAAATTATGAAAATCTACGTAGAATTTAAACACATCATTGCCACCTTTCATATCGTTGATAACCCACCGGTGAGTTTCAATGTAATTTCTTGCGTGTTCTGCACACTTTCCACATACAACCAACATATCAGGTATTCCATCAATGAACATTTTAATTCTGGACAACGAAATAGGACTTAATTCATTGGGAAGATGTGCCGAGCCGTTGTGTAGTGTAAACCAGACTGCTGGACCAAATACTGTTGGATCGGTCAACGAGCTCTTTTTGTCACTCCATTCTATGTTTATAGTGTCGCTGTCGCTGACGATAAAAGGAGTAGGAGTGCAATAAGCATTGATTAGTTTATAACTCATTTATTTATTATAAATTAAATATATTTAATTTATAATAAATGGATAAGCATTTTCTTAAGAAAAAACAAGGTAAACCTACATCTAAAAGAGACATTAAAAGAGACATTAATGAAATGTTGGATTTCGTAGTTACACTGAGTGATGATGCTGATATTATTAAGCTTATAGCCAAGCCAAAAACCGAAAGTGAAAAGGAACTGCGATATATTATTTCCAAGTTATCAACGATTGGGGCTGTTAGAGATTATGTTGACTATTTAAGGGAAAATGGTCTATCTTATTCTAAAGAAACTCTAAAAAGTTTTGTCATTGATAGTAAAATAGAAGATATCGAGACAGAAGGAGAGGCGGAAGATGGAATGGGAATGGGTGGTGGTGGCTATAAAGAAGATAAAAGACAGCGGAGAAGCTTTGACGGGTCTGATAGCGAAGATGATTTTGGTGATTTTGACCTTGGTGGGGAAGGAACAGATTCGGATACCAATGACGAAGAGGACGATGTATTTATTCAGCCACCTATTCGCCCTATTGTTTCAATTCCTGTTGACACGAAATTACAAGAAGAGCGCATTATGTTAAATAAAATTGAGCAACAACAAGAAAAAGAGCTCGAGCGTCTCCATATGAACAGAAAAGATGCTGATATTTCCGAAGAAGATTTTGCGAAACTTGTCAAGGAAACAATTAAAAAATTTGAAAATCAACAATCTCTAATTTATAAATCTAAAAAACTTCCCAATTCTTACCGTGAAGATTATCTGACACAACTTAAAGATGTTAAAAAATTAAAACCCAAAGAAGAAAATGAGTTGTCCCAGTTAAAAAAATACCGTGAGCGATTTGAGGCCCGATTACAAACACTTCGCGACAATACTGTAGGAGAGGCTAGAGTATATGGTCGTATTCTGAAATCTAAGATGAAAATATACAGAGATGCCGATTGGATGAGAACCGGAGATGTAGTTGTCAAACGTATCTATATAAACTTGTCGAAATATATTGATAAACAGATTGGTGTCGAAAACAACAAGATTAAATATAATGGTGATACGTGGTTTCTCGCAAACAATAATTTCTACGAGTTGATGGCAACATCAAATGCTGTATGCCAACGAAAGGACATACTTTATATTTCCAATCTTGGAAAAATTGTTAAAGTCAAAATTCTCTATCAGGCCAACAACGGCAGTTTTGTTGTACAAAATGAAAATATATTTGAACTTATGCAAAACCATCTTCAGATGTTAAAATCTCCACCAGATGTCCAAAAAGATATGAGGAGTGAGATGAAATTTGCGCTGAACAATGCCGACGCACGAAAAGTAGCTATTTTCAAACTAAGCTTTCCCGGTGGAGCAGATGTGGAACGGAAAATCGCAGAACAGAGTGTTGGAAATACAATAAGCGAGTATTTTAGAAAAATCGTCAACATTACTGCATACTTGAGTAATAAGGAACTGCTTAACCCAGCCGACCAACATCACCCTGATATTTTTGGAGATGTCGACTCGGTTTTTAAACAGAGATTAGTAATGGGTTGGTTTTCTATAGACTTGACTAAATTAACTGTGTACGACAAGATTGATTATCAAGAGCTGGCCGGATATTATTTAAATCTCATAGAATTTGACCTTGAGGGTTTGAAATGGGAATATTTTTCAATGTGCGGTGGGAAAATTGTCAGACTGAATCGCATAGACCCCATCAAGCCCAAACTGGAAAATGAAAATATGAATGGGAATAATATTAATTATCCTCCAAATTCTGGTGGAAAAATATATCAGGTTATTGGTATTGACGTTAGTGATAAATCGACGGAATTTAGTGAGAAAATTAAAAAAATGGATGCGTATACCAATTCCGGACAGCGCAGTTATAGAAAAACATTGTGGGATCTTGTCGATGATGCGTTAGATTATGCCGAAACTCATCATGGGAGCATTGCCAAGTGGAAGCTAAAATTAATGAAAGAGTAAAGAGTATTAATAATAATGATTATTTTAAAAATAATAATTAAACAACTTTGTTATGAACAGCTTTAATATTTTTAATGAGTATTCAAAGCGCGGGTCAAATGGAAATCTATGCGAAAATACTTTTTCGCAGTTTTTTAAAGACGTAAATGTGTTTAGCACATACCCACCACATTTTAAAACCAACACAACAATTAACCCTACCATCATTAGTTTTGACTGGGTCAATGCTGATGGTGATTTCCAGTGTCGGATAGAAGCCGATTGTATTATTATTAATATGAATGGCATCCCATTAAACATTAAAGTGTGTGAGAACAATACTTATTATGTTAATAATGAATGCGTATTGTGGTCATATGTATCCAATTGGATTAGGAACAATATTCCTGTCTCTACGAATATTGTAGCATCCGGAGGTTAATTAATTGAATTATAATTCAATTATTCCCTATTCATATCACTCTCCATTTCTATTAACTCTCGACTTTTAATATATACATTAATTTTTCCAAGAGTTCCAATATTAGTTTTCACTAATAAAGGCTGGTCTGTATTACAGTAAAAACTAATGTTTGTGCTAACTATGCCGAGACCAGATAACCGTTTCAGATTGCTCAGCTGTTCTGTATCGAAGCTTTGCTTATAAATTTCTTCATCATCCTCTATATACTTTCCAAAATAAATCGACTTTGAATAGACTTGGTCCAATTCGGCTATAAAACACACCCCAGTCTTTGTCCCTTTGATGGTAATAATTTTTGACAAGCTTTCCAACTCTTTACACAATTTCATATATTCCGGCGCCGGAATATTATTGCTCAGTGTATAATCATTAGATAGAGAAATATCAAGCATTTGTATACTCTGTACTCTGATGCTTGTCCTTGTTATTTTTCCACCCTTTGAAATATGAATTATATTAAGGTCGTTGGTTTCTTCGCTATCCTTAAGTAATTCAATGCTATCTCCCTTCTTGGTCGATTTAATCATCTTAAATAAATGGATGAGATTAACTCCAATGTGGATATCATCATCAGAGTTAATCTCATAAATGCCAAAATTTTCACCCAATAAGCTAAGGTCTATACAAATTTTATGATGTGTATCGCTCATTCGGAAATACACTCCTGTCTTGTTGATACAAAAACAACCATCTTTTATATTATTTTGTAATAATTCGACGAGTAGTTTAATAATATATCCCTGGTCAGTTTTTATTCTAAATAAAACACTCATTTTATACACAGGTTCATTTTTAAACTAAATTTGTTTCCTATGAAGACTTTACTGTATAACTGGGTGGGGGTGTATCGGGAATAACGTCAATATAAGATGGCAATATATTGTGTATTGTTTCCACATTTGTTTCCACATTTGTTTCCACATTTGTTTCCACATTTGTTTCCACATTTGTTTCAATATTTATAGAAGTCAGATTACACGGAGTATTTTCAGACTCTTTGTGTGGTGTACAACAGCAAAATATCACTCCCAGCACAAAACATCCGGAAATGCCGACAAATAATTCCATTTATGATTACATTGAATTTTTAAACTACGTTCGAAAATTCAATGTATATCCAGGAGGTGGAGTTATTGGTTTAAATTCTTGTACTGGTGTGTTATCAATATACAAATCAATATATGAAGGAGGCGTAGGTAAAATATGGTATAAAGGTAGTATGGGATGACGTCTTTTTACATTAGTACACGGCTTTGTACAGCAGTATAATATTAAAACGCAAAATCCAGCGATAGCTACAGTATAATATCCATTTTCAAATGTAGTCATTTATATTATATTTTATAGTTTAATTCATATTAATTAATAATGATTAACTTAATTAAAGCCTATTACTAAAGATGTCTGCACAAGTTATTTTTGTCGAAGGAAATATTGGTTCGGGAAAAACAAAGTTCCTGAGCCAGATTGAAAAGTATTACGGCGACGATTGTCAAGTTATCTATGAACCTCTTGATACGTGGACAAGTTTGAAAGATGAAAATGGGACGAATATTCTAGACCATTTTTACAAAGACGCCAAGAAGTATGCCTACACATTTCAAAACGTCGCGTTCATGTCAAAAATCAAAAAGCTCGAGGAAATCGACTATACAAAAAAGTATGTTTTCATCGAGAGGTCTATCTGGTCTGACAAAAATGTGTTTGCTAAGAACTGTGCTTTGTCTAAGTTGATAAACTCTATTGAATACCAAGTCTATCTGATTTGGTTCGACTGGATTGAAAGTGTATGTCGGAAACCTCAAGGCCCCAACCACTTTCTATATCTGAGATGTTCCCCGGAAACATCCTTTGCCCGCGTTAATAAGCGTGGACGAGTTGAGGAAAGCGGTATTCCACTTGAATATCTGGCTGAAATCCACAAGCGGCACGATGACTGGTTGATTTATGATAAGGAAGTGGAACTTAACAACAAGTGTTTTTACATTAATGCCGAACAGGACCTCACAGTCAAAGAAAATTTTGTTGTTGAATACGAGAAGGTGGTATCAATGATTCACACGTCTGACCATAAGAACAACCACACAAAGTCTATTTTCAAAGTGTGATTAAGAATTAACTTGAATACATTAATTAATGTATTCTTTATAGGATTTTCTTTAATATTTTAAAGGGACTGGATAATTAGAAATGCCCATAAGTGTACAAAAAATCCAAACTCTTCTGTATAAAATTGGATTTATCATTGACACCTACTTTGTTATTTCAGACAAGTGTGAGTATATCAAGTGTAATTCAATCAATACGGGAGAAAGCATTCTGATTAAAATTTCAAGGTCGTTTAGTTTTAGACCTAGTAGTGCGAACAACGTGTATAATCTTAATCTCATAGACTTTGAAGTCGGTGAAACTATTATGGAAAAATACTCCGACTACCCCACAAAAAAAGAGTTGATGAAAAAGTATGGTGGAATGTTGAAACTGGCAACGACTGTTAATGATGCCGAGATGGAGGCCGACTTAGAAAACAAATATAAAATGAACCTAGAATTAAAGTCTTTGGAACGAGAACAACTCGTTGTTGTAAAAAGTTGTTTCCGACAGCTTCGGCGTATCTCATTAGTCCTTACCGGTTTGAAATATAAAGTATGTATTCTCCAACATAAATACATGACGGTTGTTGGTGATGATGATGTTATTGACAGTTTTTACATCCGTAATTATGATGATGCAACAAATATTAAAAACTTTTTTATAATGATAGACTTGGAATATTTTTACGAAAAAATCCACACCATAGATCACGACATGGATGTTATTCAGGATTCTATTTATACAATTCTCGATAAAAACTCGGCGGAGACTGGCGACATTTTTACACAGATATCTACACAATTACAGGCATATGACTCTGGAACTAATGTCAGCATCACCAACAAAAAGATTGATATTAAAGCATCAATAACCAAGTATAAAACTCAGCTGTTAGCTCTGAACAAACGACAGGACGACCTTCTCAAACAGTATTCAGACCTGAGCACCCAATCAACCAATTATTTTAATGATGCCAACACTCTAACACGCAAAGGTGGTGTTAAAAAACAGATTGATGTGGTTGATTCGGAGAAACAAAAAGTATTACGCGAAATATTAACTCTCAAACGAAAATTTGACGACATGTACCTATCAACTGACAACATCGAGTTCGACAACTGTATTCTTATGAACGGAATTCTTAAGAATTTGGAAGAAATAAAAAAGATTGATAAGTGATTAACTCGGATTAACTCGGATTAACTCGGATTAACTCGGATATTCAGTCATATATTCTTCAAGTGTTGTGTACCAACTTGTTGATTTATAATAATAATTGGCGTTTAAAAAGTGTTTTGATACAAGATCTGAATGTTTCATTTTTAATAACCGCTTTAGTTCTTGGTCATTTCCCATGTAATACAAGGTATTAAATAAATCAATGAATGTCAAAGCCTTGAACAATTTATCAATGCCCCCCTTGCCGGTTTTCGGGAGTTGTTGTATTGGTGTACTAAGGATGACATTACATATTCCAATTAATTCATCTGCTGACAAGCTAGCCAGATATTCCAACAGTTCTGATATAACACGTCTATCGTTTTCCAATGTCTCATACTTTCTCTCATTTTTAAAATTAAAGTATTTTGATACGATGAAGCTATTACAACTTTCCGAACATTTTTGTATTTCAAGACTGTAATTAGCTTCTCCCCCAAGTAACTGAGTGTAGTCGTCGGGAAACTGTTTCCACGGGGTTTGTTGGATATACACACTTCTGGGTTTTATTAATAAATTTGGGCTATTGAGTGGTTGGATTATAAACATCGCGAGGTCCAATGATGTACGAGTTGCACAAGCACTCTCGTATACTTTTGAAAACTGGTTATCGAGCATAGTTAGTGTATATGGATTAACACCCTTATAAAAACTATTTAATATATTAACGGCTGTTGTTTTAATGTGCCCCAATGGTGTATCCCGAACACTCCGTGCGAGTAGAAAGTATGGGTCAAATCCTTGAACACAGAAGCGCGGTCTTACACGATTAGCCTCTGGAACATACTTATCACCTACTTTAATATATGACAAACCGTAATCGATGATACACGGAACAAGAACGTTATTAAATTCATACTCAATATCGCCAACTATCAGAGTATAGGTAGCTCTTGTATCTCTCAACATAATATTAGAGCCGTGTAAATCATTGTGTATGTATCTATACTTTCGCTGTGCAATTTCTACAGACAACAGTATTTGTACAAGTATCATTAAAAAATCGTTGGTATTGTTAATATTGGCATTCTTCCATTCATCAAGCGATGTTGATCCGGCATATTCGTAGATGACTTTCTTGTCTGTTGTCTGTCCAAATACATAGGAAAAACACGGCGTGTATTGTCTCAATACGTTTAGATGTCTTCCCACTAAATATTCTTTGTCTGAAGTCTTTTGAAGAGTGTTCTCTTTGACAACTAGTTTAGAGCCATTAAACGCTGTTATTAAACTAGCAACTCCATATGCGCCCTTACCTATAACGGTCTCCTTATCAATAGGAAATCTATTCTTCGTTATGAGCTTACCAATCAAACACTCGAGGGCCTTCATTTTGTCATACTGCTTATACTCTTGAGAAATAATATTATTAATAAAGGCTGAATTTATATTGTCAAAGTTCGATATACTTAACGCCTTACAAATGTCGTCATCACTATTCATTTATTAATCGG